TCTACCTGACCAGGACCAACCATCCTTCTATTTCTATAGTCTGGTACTCTAAACTTACCAGTATATGTTTTAGTAACGTTATTCCATTCACCAAATTGTGATGTATCATCACCAGTTTTTGCATAGTTATTCTTAATAACCCACCATAAATCAGGGAAATCAGCAACATTATACAGTGTACCATCACAATCCAAATAACCAGGATATCTTGCATCTCTCCTACCAGAAACTCCAGAAGTTCCTTTCAAATCACCATACTGTTCCATTGGATCTGCATTACTTGCATCAACAGGATCTTTAAGTATTGGTATAACTGTACCAATAGCAAATCCATCCTCTTTATTCTCTCTAATGACACCAGATCCACCACCTGACATGTCAACAAATGCAGTCTTCTTACTATACCAACATCCCTTAAGTTCTGGTGGTGGTGGTGGAGAAGCATAATTTGTAGCACCCCATGTAAATGGATTATTTGTAGTACCAGTACCAACTGTTACAGATGTTGTTACTTGTCCTGATAATTGAGAACTAGTTAATACTTGTAATTGGAATGAAGTGTTTACATCAGGATCAAATGTTACTGGTCCTGCTACAAATGCACCAAAATCAACAGATATCTTCGCATCATTAGTAGCATTAATAGTAATAGGTCTATTGATATCACGTACAGTTACAATACTACTAACAATAAAAGTACTTGGAGCAGTTCCTGTTCTACTTGCTGGTGGATCAAAATCAGCATCAGTGTCTGGTCCACTATTCGTAGTAATAATCCATGGTGTTATCTCTTGACTACCTACCTTAATAGTAGTAGAAACCGTACCATTAAATGTAGCACTAGATCTATTTCTTATTTGTAACTCATCACCGAGTACAACTGATGTAGGGAATATTCCCCAACTAGACCATGAACCATCACGTTTTCTTCTAACACCTGGTTCTGAACCAGTTGTAGCTAATAATATAACTGGTACTGATACATCAGTACCCAATCCAGTAATACCACCAGTAGGTTGTTGATCAGATTCAATTAAAGTATCTTCATCTTGATCAGTTGCATCAGAAAAATCCCAGTCATCAGGAGTAACTGATGGTAAATCACCTGTTTCAACTCTCCACGTAACTGCAGATCCACCATTACCAATGGTAACTAGATTTGAAATAGCAGTATTAGCAGTTGATGATGTCCTTAACTTCAACTGTATGAATTGAGTATTAGTAATAGTAGGTTGAGTTGAAGAGTCAACAAATGTTACTCCATCTAATACAGCAAATCCATCAGCATTTGTAGTAGTAGCATTACTACTTGATATACCAATCTTTGCACCATTATTAGTAGATACTATTCCATAATCAGTCATACCCTGAATCTGCACTACATTACTATAAACATCAACATCTAATTGTTGATCCTCTAACCATACAAAATTTGGTGGTGGATCAGGGAAATTTGGTGCTTGAGCTTTAGTATTAATAGTCCACTTCTCTGTCTTATTACCAACTGTTAGATTAGCATAAGAACTTTGTGCGAAAGTAGCATTAGACTTTAATCTTATTTGTAATTGATCAGTATTTTGTACCAACCAACCAGTTGGTATCTCCCAATTACTCCACGCACTTTCACCTTGACTTATTCTCTTACGTCTTACTGCTACATCATTAATAGTTGCATTTATATGTGAAGATGTTAATGCTACCTGAACTTCTGTAGTACCAGACAAACCACCAACAACAACAACACCTTCTCCTTGCCTACTACCATCACCATATGTGTAAAGAGTATCTGGATCTGCATTATCTAATGTTGTAAATGCAAATGAATCTGGAGAATAATCTGCAGGAACTGTGGTGATCTTCCAGACAGTAGTTTGTTGACCAATTTGGACTGTTACATTAGTAGTACTATCCCATGCTGAAGCTGACTTAAACCTAAAACGAACGGTTTGTCCCTCGTCAACAAGTACTGGTGTATTTCCAAATTGATACGTAGTCATTTTTTATCTATAGGTATCGTAGATATTTATGGTTATATTTGACGAACATCCTGCCAAGTACCTGACTCATCAACATCAACTTTAACTGGATTATTTGCTTTAATTTCAACTGGTATATCAATATCATCAACCAATAATGCACCTGTTTCTGTAGTTGGTGATATTACTGGTTCTGAATCTGGTTGCAATGGACCTGAATCTGGAATAGAAATAAGATCAGGCATAAGATCATATGATATCTGAATAGTACCAGAATCATCATTAACAGTAGTAATTCCGTTAGTTGCTGAAATTGTATACTTCACATAATCTAATTTTGGAGTTCCATCATAAGTATTAGTCCAATCAATTGCGTCTGATACAGTAGTATTAGTACTATTTGTAAGAAGAGTTGTTGATGTCATTTGAGTCACAACACCATCGATAGTATAAGACCTTTGTAAAGTGACATTAGTAGCATTAGTACTACTATAAGTTAATGTTGGATTAGTTCCATATGGTATTGGATCTGGTGAAGCACTAATACTACATGTTGGTGGTGATATTACAGTAAGAGTAACACTATCACTATCACTACCACCACTTCCACTAACGCTAATAGTATATGTGGTGGTGGATGTTGGATTTACTACAGTATTTGAACTTAATGGAACGTTTCCAATACCTTGGTTGATACTAGCAGAACTAGCATCTCCAGATGTAGCCCAACTTAATGTTGTAGAACCTCCTTGAGGAATACTACTCTGTGCTAACGATATATTTGTTTGTGGTGGTGTATAAACAGTTATACTCGTAGTAGCAGAAGCAGTTTTACCACCATTTGGTACTCCATTAACATTTAGAGTATATGTTGTATTAGTTGAAGGAGTAACAACCTTCGTACCACTACTTACTGGTGATATAGAATAGTTTATCGGACTAATTGTACCAGATACAGCATAATTTGTATTCCATGTCAATGTACTAGATTGTCCTGATATTATTGCACCTGGACTAGCACTTAAAGAAGCAGTTGGTTGATCATATGTACAACCCTGATTAACATTAGCATTAGCATTATAATTATTGGCAGTTGTATCCATGCAACCATATACTGCGAAAGTACATGATCCATCATCTTTAGTAGCAGCAGGGTTGTAGTTAGAGGCAGAAGGATTTGTACATCCCCAAATATATGTACACGATCCATCATCTGTATTACATCCATTCGTACATGTATTCTCTGCTATTGGATCCGTACATCCATATACAGGACATGAACCATAACCCCTCCAACTATGATTTATTCCATATTCACCATTAGCAATACCAGCATTATAGATGTATAGAAAAAGTGGAGTATGGTAAGTAGAGGTAGCACCAGTTCCACCATTAACAAATGAATTACCAGCAGGATGAGGTGCTGGATTAGTAAAGACACTATGCCAATAGTATACACCACCTGCTTCAGCGTTCCTTTTAAATGCCCACTGGTACCAATAAGTTATAGAGTCATAAACCCATTCACTATTCAGTCCAGACGGGAACCAACTATACTGATTTACACACTGATTTGTGTGTGATCCATTAGTAGAATAATTTCCTCTGTAATAGTAACCCCAAGCAAATGGCATTTATACTTCCTCCTAAAATTTAATTATGTAATGAATCATCATAAATGGTGTTATGACTTGATTTAAAACATCCATATTTGATATATCCACATCAATATATGATCTCATAGCATCTAAATTAAGTTGTTCACTACTATACGAATATTTGAAATTATCAGCATAAGAATCTGGTCTAGTTAAACCATGATCATGCCCTTCATTTGTTCTTGGTGTATTTGGTTCAACCCTTTCCATTGTATTACCAGCAAAAGCATTAACATTTGCAAATGGATTATTAGCAGTTCCTTCTCCACCAACAGATTTTCCATCACCATCAATTCTAGCATTTCCAGTATAATTTAACACATGATGGTTCACGTTTGTGTTATGAGCATGTGCTTGAAATTCATCAATTGCCATAACATGTTTACTAGTTTTTTTAATCATGTTATATCTAACATTTCCATTAAAATCAATATCAGTTTCAGCATCTATTTCCATATATCCATTATAATTGCAATTAATTCTATTACCAACATTACTACTTGCTTCTACCTGAACACCAACTCTATTGATATTTGGTTTATTTTCTTTAGTTAAACCAGTATATTCTCCAGTACCTCTACCACCAACCATAACTTTAGATCCTAAATCTGGTACTTGAAACTGACCTAGATCACCTGTTTCTGCATCTGGATTTCTTAATGTTACATGTTCTTTTTTAAATCTACATTCATCACCAATACCTATTGTCTGTGCTAAACAATAATAATCTTTAGCATTATAAACTGCACCATCACATGCTAAAAATCCTGCAGGTAAATTTTCCTTAAATACGGGATTCAAAGGATCTTTATCTAACAGAATACCTTCTACAGCATTCTGTTGAATAGTTCCAACTATTCCACCATAATGTGCCTTTTGCCTAGCGTAATTAGTAGAGTGTGATTTTGCCATTAGTATGCTCTGATGATGTATATACAAACCATTTGTGGTTGTGATACATTAAAATCTATTTGTAGGGCATTTTTATTTTCATCATTGCCCAGAAAATCTGTTTGTGTTGGTATATTTACATTAGCAGTAAGACTACTTCGTGATCTTAATCTCGAACTATCAAATTCAATATCAAACTCATCATGATCATGTGGACGGATATGGTCATTTGTATCATTTAATGGATTAGTGAAATTATATCCAGGATGACTCATTATAGTACTACGCAAAGCATTTGGTCCGCTTGCAGATTCTGTATTAGAAGGATCCACTGCTTCACCTGATGGTAATGTAGTTGTACTATTCTCTAGATAATAATTTCTATAACCGCCAGGAAGTTGATCTTGAGCACCAAATAAACCATATTTGTATAATGTACTATCATCTAATCTAGGTCCATTAGGATGATCAGGTGTTACGTTAAATAGAAATTGAGAAATTGGAGTATCAGTAACACCAATTGGTTTTAAATCATATGGTGGTGGTGTAGACTCAACTTTTGCTAAAACAACACCAGAAGCACCATTACCAAAACCTATATGTGCATTATCAACTTGGTTTGTATCATCTGGCCACCATAATTGATACAGATGATTACTTGATCCATAACTTCCAGAACCTTGAGTATATGGTGCTCCTGGTGCTGATGCTGGATACCAATCGTTTCCTGGTGGAGGAGTGCTGTACTTATCACCAACACTTATACCTGGAGCAGTAAATTTAGTTGCTGTATCATGCCAAACGTTAGCCCAACTACCTGCACTAGTAAGATCATCAGTCCAACCCCAATAATACGTATCACCTGTACCACCACCCCATTGGTTGTCAACAGCTTGGAATCTTAAAGTATATTCTACTTCACCAAAAGGTATAACACCAAGTCCTGGTTGTGTTGTGCTACTCATTTGTATAGTAGGATATGATCCAGGATGAGAATGCCTATCTATATGCTTCCTACCAAGTTTTCTTGCTCCTATGTATATTGATTTAAACGCATCACCATCTATTTTAGTATTACCTACAATCTTTCCAGCATATCCAGTCTCATCATCTTCAGGAAGAGTGAATACTACATCAGTAAAAACATCAGTAAATGCTGTAACAATAGATTGACTCTCATGTGTACCTATTTTTGGTGATAATAATAGTTTTGCATCAGTATCCTGATCAGAATTTCTACCAGTAGGTGAAGTACCACCAACAAAATAGTCAGTTTCCATATCCATCAATGCTTTTCCATTAAGATCTGGCATCTTAAGTGTGCCTGAATATGCTGGAAAACTACCACTCAATGTTGTAGTACCAGTATTATATGTGTCGCCAATAGTTTGAGTTAATAAAGGATATTCTCCAGCATTTACATACTGTCCATCACATATAATCCAACCTTTAGGGATAGAAGTTATACCTCCACCCCATGGCATAATTGTACCA